CGAAGAATCTCAAACTGTTCCAGTTGAGAGAAAAATTCTAAATAACCTAGAGAAGTTACAGTAGCATCAACTACTAATTCACCACCAGTTTCAGCAAGCCACTCGGAAATATTTAAGACTGATTGAAGATCATCAAACAGATTGCTACGGTTGAAAAATGAATGCATAAGGCCCCTTTCATCTTATTAACTACACATCATAGGTTTACCTATGTTGTTTTTTTATTTAATTTGTGATTTTTAATAAATTTTCTACATCTATAAAATTGCTTTTTTTAGTTAATTCTTATATATTTATATATGCAAAGAGGTGGTGAGGTTCTTCAGGTCATACTGAGGGTATCAGGTCATTCTGATGGTATCTTAGTCCTCTATTAATGCACTATATTGAAGGTTTATTAACCTTCTTTCCCCTTAATCACAGAACTCATTCCGGCAAGTTTGAGCGTTCGGTGATTTTTTTATTTATAATCATCTGGATTTTCTTTTTTATCTTTTTCTATAGTTTTTGCTAACCCAGAAAAGAATTCAGTAGAATCAATATTTAATGCTCTACAATACTCAAAGAAATAATGAAGTGATATTCTTGGGATATCTCCTCTGTTATACTTCATAAATGTAATCATTTTCATACCAATCATGCGTGCTAGAGTGTCATGACTGATATATTCTCTATCTTCCTTATTCCTCTCCTGGAGATCAGCAAGAAGATATCGCCAAGCTACAAGATCCTCTTTAAATCTAACTTTTTTTCTACATTTATTTACCATCTTCTAGTTCTCCTTTCCATTCCGAATTTATTCCGTAAAACGCAAAAATAGGTAGCTATAAGTTACCTATAGCTACCTATTTGAATGTTATGGAGCGAGTGATGAGAAAAGATTGTGGATGTTCTTTGACGTGGCAGGATATGCATAGACCGCTATTTTACTGCATATTCGTGCATCTCCAGACTACGATTTTTTAAAAAAGTTGACCAAAAAGTTGACCAGTAAAATATGATATTTACCGAAACTTTTGGTCAACTTTTTATTTATTTTCTACTTTTTCTATAACTTCTTGCATTGCATTTCTGATTACTTCAGCTTGAGTTACGCCAAGTTTTTGACATGCTTCACGGAACGCTAAAACAAATTCATTTTTGTATGTGGCAGATACTCTCATCATGTTTTCTGCTCGCCACTTTGCATTATATTCTTTCTGATTAAAATCGCCGTTACTTGTTTTTGGCATATTATTGATCCTTTCTATTTCTGAGAAGCAAAACCGTTACAACACTTGCAGTAAAAATAGCAACTATGATATAAATAGGCATACTTGATATTTAATGAAAAACAAATATAATTTAATAAAGGAGAGGGGCTTTCGCCCCTGGCTGGTATCACCTGGTAATCCACCAAGTAATGAGTCCAGCAATAACTCCTGATACGACACCGACGAGGAAATCACGACCAAGTTTTTTCATCTCATCGGTTTTTATTTTGTTTTTCATCTTACCTCCTTTCTACATTTATATAATAACATATTGACGGCACTGTGTAAAGTGTTTTTTTATAATTTCCATGAAATATTTACTAAAAATATTTATAGTAAATGTATTGACCTATACTATAAATAATGATAGTATATAGATGTAAAAAGAAAGGCATTAAAAATCATGACTAAGATGACATACAAACAAGAAAAATTTATCGAAAGCCTAATCAGTAAGAAACAAGAAGAATGCCCAGAATTAATTTACGAATATTATCAGAACAAACAATTCATGACAATGCAACAGGCAAGTAACATGATCCAGTCACTACTTGAATGGTCGGATAAAACTGACGACCAATTAGAAGATAAGAAAATCAGCGCACAGGTGTATTACATCGTATCTCATAAGAAGACTAAGAAGTGGGCTGAAAAATACAACGCAATTAGAAACGTTCTACATATCAACTTAACAAAGGCAACAGTATTAAATCACGAACAATTACAATCAATAAAGGAAATCGTTTTCTAAAGGAGGGAAAAATGGAAAAGATTAATCTAATTGAAATGGTCCAGGAAGTATTAGACAGCAGCGAGACAGCTTATTCGCTCAGTAAGAAGTCCGGAATTTCCGAACAGTTAATCGGAAAATATCGCAATGGCGTTACTTCTGTCGGAAATATGACAATTGAGAACGCGCAGAAATTGATAAATATAGACCTAGCTGAACCAGAACGCAAAGACGGATACCGCGTGTTTGCTTCTCTTCTCGCTGCACCAGTTCTCCAGCGTTTCAACTATGACGCCGACTTTATCTGCAGAAATCGTCTATCGCTTAAATGGGGCGAATATACGCCTTTCTTGGACTACTTCCTGGCGTGCTTTGACGACATGAGCAACATCTCGATTATCATGCGCTTTGAAAACGAGGAAGATACAGAAACATTCGAGGAAATCGCATAAAAAAAGAACCCACCGCACTGGTGGGTTTTTTGCTACTTCAAATCTTCTTCTGTTGTAATATCTTCAAACTTCACTTCAGGCAAGCCTGTTGCAAAGGACATGATTAGAGATAGCAAACCTGCCAAAGTAGCAGCGGATAACGCCGTTCTCCAATTCACGTCACCAAGTACAACCGCGGTTGAAATTGTTGCAGATAATGTTTGAGCAAATGTCTTTAATGCACGAATACCAGCTGCTTTGAACCATCTACTCCAATAATTTTTGTCTTTCATTTATTATCCCTTCTTCCTTCAATTTGTTTGATTCTATCGCTTAGAAATATTACGGATGTTTCTGTCTGTGCTAAGCGATTTTCTAGAGACATGACACGGTTACTCACATCTTTTGTGGTTGCTTTTAAATCAGTAATGCCTTCCTTTACATACGCTATGTTAGAGTTCATTTTCCCTAACTCTTCAGCTAACTCCTTAGCCTGGTCTCTATTTCCTTTGTGGATTGTTGAGTTAACGCTCCAGATTGTTACAACTAGACCGATAAGAGATACTAGCAGGCTAAGATAAACAGGATTGATTCCATTATTTTCCATCGTTCCCTCCTATTTTCTTAGTGTTCCATCTGGATTAGCGTATACGGTTAAATTAGTTGAACCGTTTTGAACAAGTTGCCCCTTATCATTAAATAAGTAGTCACGTACTTGCCCAGCCCACTCGATTGAACGTATGCCTGTTACCATTACGCCCGTAACGTCGAAATAGTACCAGTGTCCTGCAAGAAACTGCCAACCAGTAACCATTTGACAGGATCCATTGAAATAGAACCACTCCTTATTTCCTCGATACACTATTTGCTTCCAGTTCGTTACTGCGTATCCATTTTCATCGAAGTAATACCAATCGCCATACAGTTTCAACCATTCACTCTTATAGAAGGTTCCATTCGACTTTTGATACCACCAACCTTTTGCGTCACGCTTCCACCCTGCGGTATAGAGCGCAGGGGCGAATCCGAAACAAGCAAGAATTCCAGTCGCTAGTGTATCGATGTTGTTATTGAAGATATAAACGTCTTCTGGTGATGTGATGAAGCCGAACTCCACCAATCTGTAGCTGTATCCTTTAACATATGCTCTGTATGGATTCGCTAGGTCACTTCTGAATTGCAGAGGATTAGCTCTTCCTGGAAGAATGTTTGATACGAATGTAGCAAGTGCCTGGTCGTACTCATCTGCACCTACACCGCTATAAAGGATAACGTGTCCGCCTCTAGCACTTGATCCAGCGCCATCCATGTGTAACTCTACTATTTGAGTATCAGCTGGAAGGTCCAGATAAGAGATACCGTTATCGGCGTAGTAATCACGGGACATGTCACCTAAGATGACATTGTCGCCGCCCAGGTCTTTTATTCTTTGTCCGAGAACCCTTACACGTTCAGCTTCTGAATAGCCATTAGCACAGGCTCCTGGATCACCTGCACCGTGGCCGCATATTATAAATATTTTCATGATAGTTTTTCCTTTCTATCTAAAAAGGCGGCCGTATTGGTCGCCTTAATAGCCTATTTACTTTTTGTAATCCCAAGCAGAACCGAAGCCCGGTTCATTGCCCTTATTCCCATCAACCTTTGATATGAACACGATGCCTCTAGCAATTGCTAAATCACCTTTATTATAGGTTTTCTTTTCATCCCACTGCTCTGCTTTCTTTTCCTTTGTTAAATCATCATATAGCAGTGGATACTTATCAGGAGTCTGGCCATCTTTTGATGTATGGTCGGAAATAATCGAATACGGAACACCATTGAATGCGATACGCTGGTTCTTCTTATATGGTATATTTGGATTCCAGTCATCTAGGAATGCAATGTACTTTTTGACAGTTTCAATCCCTGCAGATTGTAGTACTTCATTTACTAAAGGACGTACCTCTTTATATCGATTTGCCTCTATGTCTTTTTCAGGAACATCAGTCAAAAGGAATGACAATGTGTATCCTGTGCCAGACTTAGAAAAAGTAAGCGGCTCTGTATACATTTTTGCAGTAGGTCCATCGTCAAAAGAAACCTCATGGATTACACCAACCTCGAACGAGTCAATTAGAATTTTTAAGTTCTCAAAAACTGTTCTATTGAATGTAACAACACTCTTATTATTGCTTTGTACTTCCGTAAACTTCTTGTTGTCAATTAACATTTTTCTACACTGCCTTTCTTACGAATAAAACATCAACTGTAACATCACCTGCAGGCAGAGCATATCCGTCATTCCACATATTAGCTGTGTAGATGGTTGCTCCAGTGTCGTTAATAGATGTAACATTGCAAAGACCACCTGCAGTAAACACGCTCACAACTGTTAATAGACTATATCCTGCAGGCAATTTAATTGGAACAACCGTTGTATTTGAATTGTTATACCCTACTTGTGCACGTCTAGCAGTGAAGCGTCTAACGATAAATGTATCGTTACCGCCGATTGCTAGTCCACCATTTGCAACAACTTTCCCAGGGACTTCCAAGTTATCTTTTGTTACAACATTCTTAGCTGTTTTAGCGGTAATAGTTGCATTTGTTATAGAAATATTTGTAGCAGTATAAGAACCTAATTCTAAGTAAAAATGAGTACTACCTAATATATCTGTATTATTCGCACCAGATGGTGTTGTTTGTGATGTAATAATGCGAATCTTATCAGAATTGCCTAAATTAATATCTACATAAATTTTAAATTGTGTAGCATTTCTGCCTGCACCCATTGTTGCATTTACATCTTGCTCATCAACCTGAAAATCTCTACCAGCCACAACCCCTCTAAATGAAGTAATGTGTAGTTTGTTACCACTGATTGTTATGTTTGGAATAGAAAACAATCCATCTTCGAATAATTTGCTGATTATGTATGCATCATCAGATGCAGTTACATTTGTTCCTGTCGCCCTAATTACTTTACTCATTGGTTATCCCTCCTAATACTTCTAATGATGCTTGTTAGTGATTTTCTAGCATATCCAAATTTAACTACCTGGATATTATCACCCTCATTTTCATATCCTGTGCAAATAGAAAAATGCGATGTTCCATTGTTGAATATCTGATATAATTTCCCAATTACAAAAGGCTCTAATACTTTTGATTTTTTATAGAACTTAATTGTTGTTTCCTCATCATACAAGTTCTTATACAGCGTTTCAGTTGCAGTGGATAAAGCCTTTTGTTCAAAACTCTCACCATTTTCAACTTTATATTCTATTGTTTGAACTGCAGTTACGATGGGAGAAATTATTCCATCTGACGTATTCTCAATTGTTCCTGACATTCCATCTGCAGTCGGAATAAAATAGTATTTCTTCTGTACTAATTGGTTTTGTTCAGCTTTTATCTTATCAATGCATACGCACACATTTGGGCTTAACTCACTAGAGCCGGAATTAATATTGTAGTCAATCAAATCATTTAAAGATAAATCAAACTTGTATGCTTTAGAATTGTCATTTTGAACACTAATACATTTAATCCAACCTTTTGTCCAGTCTATTGATAAATCAACCCTATATCCTTTGTTTCTAAGTAATGATACAAGCACATCTCTTATATTTGTAATACGTTCCTCTCCTAAATGTGCTTGAATCTCATTAAATGCATCAATCCCATTATCATCGCCAAAATAAAAGCGTGGTGATTTTCCGTCCACGCTTATCATTTGCATTGCACTCTTGATCCAGTTGAAAAGATATCTATTAGTATCATTAAGTGTCAATGTATATATGTTTACATCTAAAAGGCTATCCAACGGAAGGCATGACAATTCAAGAGAATCTTCTTTGCCAAAAGATATATCAGATATAACACCTTCGTATATAACTCCAGAATCATCATTTACTCGTACCAGCATCCCTTTTTCAAGTTTAAATTCAACCTTTGGAATTTTAATTAATGTTTTTACCATAGAGATATAGTCAACTGCAGGCACGCAATAAAATGCTTCTGAACGACCAATATATTCAACTGTTTGAGTAAAATATATAACGTTATACTGCATTAAATTCCCTCCGGATTACCACTGCACTCTTCACCATATCTCCTGATTCATTAGTCACAAGCATCTTACACTCACCCAAAGGCAATTTTACGAAGTTTTGCATATCGAAGTTGCAATATTGATATGCATTCTTTTTTTCTAATGTTTGACCAATAACGTGTGTGATCTCTGTTTGACCATCTATCGAATTAATAATCAATTCATCATCAGTAGCTAATTTGATATTACATTGTCCATGCATTACTTCCTGTTCATTACATATAATAGTCCATCTAGGATTCAAACATGGTCCAAATATAGTAAGAATAGTAGGTACGTTATTCGATGAAAGATTTTGAATATTAAATGTGCCTATCAAACTTTCAGTATAGGAATATGCGTAATCAAATCCGTATATCTTTCCGCCTGCAATGTCGTTCCTACCATCGATATAGTAAAATTCTTCATCATACCACTTTGATTTTGCAACGATTGACATAGTACATTTCAAAGCCCTATCATTATGCTCTATTTCAGATTTTTCTATCTGAACAATATCAGCATCAATCATATAAATACTTCCGTTCGGTAATGAGTATTCTAGCTTGCATGCATTGTTATCTTTCGATAAAGCATTTACAAACGTTTGATAATTCTCATATACAGATTGTCTGCTTTCACCTCTAACTATTAAAGTGCCAGAAACAGTGCGCTGTGGAACAGAATCCCCAACACGAACATATGCATCACCTAATTTTTCATAAGTATAATCTGTGTTAAGACCAAGCCCTGATGGAGATTCAAAAAAATAAGTATGTTCTAGTCCATCCGTCAAGTTGAAAGTGGCAGATGATAAATGAATTTTGAATCTTCTAATTGTCACTAAATTGCCCTCCCAAGTTCTTGATTAATTTGTCGTATCATCTTCTTTACAAGAGTATCTTCATCCATGCCTGGCGAAGCATATACATTAATCGTAATGCTTCCATTAGTATGCTTCTTTAACCACTCTGTGCCAACTACTGTTTCAGATCCAGCTTCACCTACACCAATAATCGTTGGTTCTGTAAATGTATATGGTTGATTCATCGCCTTAGCATACCAATCTACACCTATACTCGGCATCCCATCTTTTAGCCAATCTAAAGGATTAATAGAACCACTAATACTAAAGTGTGGTAGCGGAATATGTGGCCACTTAAACTCAAAACTAAATAATCCTTTAATAGTATCAATTGCATTTGTAAAAATTGATGTAACGCCATCCCATAGTGAAGATGCTTTTTTCTTTATGCCATCCCAGATTCCTCCAAAGAAATCACCAATACCATTCCATGTAGTAACTAGACCATTCCAAGCATTTACAGCAAAATCGCATATTGCGGTCCATACTTCACCAGCTTTTTCTTTGATCGTATCCCAATTCTTATATAGTGCTATCCCTATTGCAACAACAGCCGCAACTGCTAATATCACCCCACCAATTGTCGCTAACATTGGTAACATAGCAACATTTAATGCTGCCGCAAGCCCTGTAAGAGTGCTCACTATGCCAAGTATAGGAGAAATCGCAGCAACCAGTGCAAGCATTGTTAAAATAAAAGTCTGCGTACCTCCATCGAGATTCGCAAACCACTCTATAATTCCTGAAACAGTTTCTACAAGTTTTTCTAGTTTAGGCAATAACTTTTCTGCTAGTGTAGCACCTACTTTTAAAAATGATTGTTGTGCCTTCGCTTTTAATGTGTCTAATCCATCATTAAATTGATTAGCAGAATCTAATGCATCTTGAGATAATATCAATCCAGCCGCTTGTGCTTCATCACCCAATTGTTTTAGAGATGCACCACCATCATCAATTACACCAGCCATATCCATCGCTGATTTACCAAAGAGTTGCATTGATAGCGCATCGCGTTCCGTTCCATTTTCAATTTTAGATAATGCATCAATGACATCAAACCATACATCTGTTGCATTTCTTAGTGTTCCATCTTGATTTTTAACAGAAACACCTAGTTTATCAAAAGCTTCATTGCCATTTGCCATATTTGAAGTAAGCTTCTTGATTGAACCTGACATTGTTTCCATACTTACATCAATCAGATCGCTTGCATACTTCATTTTTTGAAGTTCTTCCGTGCTGAAACCTGTCTGCTTCGCAATTGTATTAATATCGTCTGCAGTCTTCCCTGCAGCAATTGTCATTCCAATAAGACCTGCCGCACCTGCTGCAGCCGCTGTAGAAAGACCTCTTGTCTGTTCAGACATCTTGCCAGTCGCATTTGATACAGACTGTAAAGCTGGCGTTAATGCATTTCCATACTGTTTATTAAGGTTTTTAAGCTCTTCTGTAGTTGAAATGATATCGCGTTCAAGAGCTTGCATCTGCTCTCTATTCTTTCCTGTATCACCCTCTGCTTTTAATTGTGCATAGAGTTTCTTTTCTTCTTCCAGTTTCGTATTAGCAGCACTAATTGATTTCCCTAGTAACTCATGTTTTTGATTTAATAATGTAATATTCCCTGGATCTAGTTTTAGTAATTTATTGACATCCTTCAACTGCTTTTGTGTATCTGCTATCGTTGAATTTGCTTGTTTTAATGATTGTGATAGTTTGGTTGTATTACCACCTATTTCAATCGTTATACCTCTAATTTTGTCAGCCATACTAACCACCTTCCTAGAATTTGTCTATATCACTCTCGGATGCCATAACATCCCATTCATAATCATCGTTAATCTTCTCTGCCAGCATGTCGTAAATCATGCCTGCATCAAGTTCATCTAACTCATCCATAGATAACCCTAATTCTTTGCAACGTAGCATGAATACCGCTGTACTTATCGGTCTGTTTGTATGGCTTACGCTTTTTTTATTTCTACAGTAGTTCCTAATGATTTAGCCCATAAATCCATAATCTGTGGATAAACTGTTTCATATGGAAAAACTTCATAGCTATCCAACCATTCCCAAACATCATCAGGAATTGATTCATTTGCTTGTTTAGCCATTACATACGCAAAATTTGCAAAGATTTCTAATACATCTGCAGTCATTGTTTGGTCTTTTGCCACACGAATCTTGTTTAAATCCTGTATAAGATCGTGTCCAAACATTTTTCTATAACGGATTGTTGTCGTTGCAGATGCTTTAAATTTTGTTTCTTTTCCACTAATTTCAATAACCTTTTCCATAGTTTCTCCTTTTGCAATTAATACACAAATTAAAGCCAATCATCTTAATCAAATGATTGGCTTTTGTTCATGCATTATCCTGTGATTTCTGTTACTTGTTCGAACCACTTTGTATATACTTCATCGCCTGTTTTCGCAGAGAATTTTACATGACCGTCGTTAATACGAGGCGGTGCGGAGAATTTTAACTGTACATGATTTGGTTTAATCGTCTTTTCCTTAGTTTCGCCACTTTCTCCATTACGAGAGAATTTAACACGGTATAAAAGTCCACGCTTACCCTTAACTGTGCTGTCACCGCCGATTTCGAATTGCCATAGTAGTGCAACTTCCTTCGTTTGGTCTTTGTCCGTTTCAAGAATGCCACCCTTTGTGCCTTTCTTTCTGCCAAAAACTTCAGACTCGAATTCCTCTGGCAATGACTCTAATTCAAGTGTACCAGCGTACCCATTATTTATATTGTCATTATACCAACTTACATTATCCGCATATTCTTCGATTGAATCACCTTCTGCATCCATGCTTAATGATACAGCGCCTGGCAGTTTCTTCACCTCCCCATAGGATAAACGACCAGTTCCATCATCTGTAGCAACCGCATAGTGTACGTTGCTGATACCATATTTAATCTTACCCATCAATAACTACCTCACTTTCGTATAATACTTCATACATATTTTCTTGATTGATGTATTGTTCTGATTTTTCATACACCAATCCGTTAGCTTTTAATACATTTTCCACTTTACGCTCTGTATCAAAATCTTTTGTCTTAGTGTATAGTTCGATATTTAAGTTTGTAATGCTTGCATAATTTGTGTTATCAGCGCACTCATCATTACTAGATGGATAATAGAAAAGAATATATGGAAGATTTGGTGCTTTTTCTTCAGGCCACTGATAATATGCACACTTATTAGTTCCTAAGATTCCATTTAGCATGGAAGCAATTTTATCAAATCTCATTTCCCTATTCTCTCCTTTATTCTTTCCACCAGTTCTTCTTGAGTCCAGTCATTTACAATAGCAATATGTTGGAACGCTTTAGTTCTTCCACCATTTGCTTTCGCATGGCCAAATTCAAGTAAGTGTGTTAGTTGATAATCTGTCTTGTTGTGTACAATTGCTTTAACTTGTGTTCGTTTTGCTTCTTTAGAAGTTGACCAGCCTTTGTTATATCTACCTGTTCTACGATTGTAACTATTAGCAGATTTCAACCTTTTAGTGGCTTCTTTGGCCACGTCAGGGACAATTTCTCCAATTGCTTGGCTAGCTTCATCACCATATTCAGTAAGTAAGTCATTTATTGTAGATGATAAATCATCTGGTAATATTGTTTGCTTACTCATTTCCCTTACGTTTTTCTGTATATAGTTCTATGTGATCATCGTCACGTTCATATGTACGATAGATAGTTAATCTCTGCCCATGATATATACAGATTTCTTCACCTCTATAATCACCAGCAAAAACAATAAATTGTTTCTGTGGATTCAACCCCATCCTTCTACCGCTGAACCACTCTGTAGAACTTGTACTTGATACAGAGCAAAAAATATCACGATTACTTTCTACTGTTTCAAATACACCCTTATCATTCTTTTCTGATAATTTAGAAACAAGTGTAATCACATCAGACTTACTCATCGTTCTTCTTCTTTCTAAATCCAGCAACCTTTAATCTTTCCTGGTATAGATTCCACGCTTTTTCATCTCCGTTGCCGAACATGCCACGAATATATAAAACAACTAACTTACATTCATTCTGATTATTAACATTGAAATCTATTCCGGTTGCTTCGGCAATATCTTCCTTTGCGGCTTCAATTAGATGATTAATTTCACCACCATCATACGCATCTGTAGTAATACGCAGATTTGTTTTAACATATTGTTTTAACTCCGTATCATTCATAATTACCTCCCACCAACAGAAATAGAAAAAGGAGAAGATATTTCACTTCTCCTTTTAAATCCAAAATTAAACCTTAGCAATAAATGCGCCTGCACCTGCATTACGCATTGTACCCTGCGCACGTGTATATCCAGAGTAGATAATCTTGTGTGCCTTAATATCCTTATCTGTTTCAATCATTACAGGCTGTACTACATTCAATACGAACATCTTTGGATCTAAGATAAAGATTTCATTTCCTGCAGCAGAATCTTCCTTAACTTCTGAACCAAATGTCACACCATCACGGAATACAGGTTGTCCGTTCTTATCCACTAGAGATAATACAGAGCCAAACTTAGTTCCGCGTGATGCATATACAACTAGATTGCTTCCAGCAGATACCTTTCCAAATGCAGAAATATATGATGCATAATCAAGTGTAGCAGCAACAACCTTATTAGCAGCACAATCAGTCTTAATTTGTGCAAACACATCAGCAGCCAATGCTTCACCTAAGTCTGCAGCAATTTCAGCAGCCAAGTAATCTTCTAAAGCACCCTGTGTCATCTTAGCCTCTGCATAAGATAATTCAACGCTCTTAGAGTAATCATTTCCGTTTAATACAACCTTAACGAATGTATTTGCTTCATCAGCATTTGGTGTGCCTTCTGTTACCTTCTTAGCCTTACCAGCAGTAATTGCAGTATGCTTTGTTACTTCTAAGATAACACCTGTATTCTTAATATCAATGTCTGCCAAGATTGGATGTGCTGTGTGGATATTATCCCAAATCTTATCATCTAACTGTTTTGGTAATGCAACACCATTGTCTGTTGTAATTAATGCTGCACGTTGTTCAGGTGTAGCTTCACCCTTCAAAAATGCATAGAACGCATCACGATATTCCATCATATCTTTTGTAATAATCTTTTCCATTTTTCTCTCCTCTGTAGGTAGGACTACTTCCTTACCCTCTCCATTTTCAACTGCTTCAGCTTCTGCTCGTTCTTCTTTTTCTTTTTCTTCAAGTTCTTGTTTCTTGAGCATTAGTTCTTTTCTTCGTTCCTCGATTTTATCCAGTTCATCTCCCAACTCTGCACAACTTGTTTCACTTGCCGTTTCAACTTCTTTAGAAATTGCTGATGCACGTTCTTGAGTGGCATTTAACTGTTCGAGGACTTCTCGTAATTCCTTATTCATTTGAATCCTTTCTAGCCAGTTGCTCTGCTCTAGCCTTTAGCGCGTTTCGTCTTTCTTCTACGAAATCAGCTTTCGCTTTTTTCTGTTCACTCTCCAGTGATGCTTTCACGCTCTCCAGTGATCTAGCATTAATAGAAGTCTGATCATACGCAGGGAATGTAACCGCTGATACTTCAAATACCTTTGAAATACTTGTAATATGTCTGACCGGTTTCTCTGTATCCAGTCCTTCCCATCTCTCTCCGTCAACAGTGAACATAAAAGACATGCCACTGCAGTCTTGACGATTAACTGCTGAATATAATTCTCTTGCTCGTGCATTATTTTCTGTGTCTAAATCAACTCGAACATGCAAGCCGTCTTCATACACTGATAATTGCATCGTTGAATTTGCATTATTGTTTCGACTACGTGCCAAAGGCAGCTGGTCTGTATCGTGATTAATTAAAAAACGGACATCTTTTAAGTCCGTTTGATTTAATGCTCCACCATCGATTACTTCTCTACAGAATCCAAAATCCGTTTCCTTATCAAAAACAATAGGTACGCCTTCAATAACGTTTCCATGCTGATCATCACTACGCGTTACAACATCGCAAAAGAATGAGCGATTTTCTTTTTTATTCTGAATCATTTCCATTTTCTTCATCTTCCTCCGCCTTAATATCAGATTCCTTTACATAGTTATTTACTGCAATCATGATTTCATCACCACCACGATCATGTCCTAATGGAGTATATCCAAGCATGCTTCTGTAGTCGTCTCTAGTAAATAATCCAAGTTCTTTAGTTGCACTAATAACGTTGACTATTGTCGCAGTTGGCTGGTATTTCAATCGAGACATATTTACTTCAATTTCATTACCAAACCCACGTTCTCTTTCTGTATATAGAGCATACGTCAAAGAGTCAGTAAGAAGAATTGCAAACGGTTCTAATCTACCCTCATAAACAGCTTCGTACTGGTCTGAAGTAAATTTGTTTTGCAAAAATTCTTCATTCACACCAAAGTATGTAAAAATCTTATTCTTCGCTTGTTCCATTGTTGCAGAATCAACAATATATGGTTTTGATTCAATATTTTGATAATCAAATTTTCCATCAACAGCAATAACACCACCATTATTTTGCGCCGAAAGATTATCTTTAATGAATCTCTGTTTTGCTTTTTCTAGATCATCTTCTTTAATTACATTTACTGTCTTTAAAATACCGCGGATAATAGCACTATTTTTTATTCCGTTAATAATTCCCTGATTTTGTGCATCAAGTAACTCACATGCTGTATATAGAGCAGAATTCGCATCGCCCATTAAATCATCTCTAATAAAGTGATTTCTAAGATGGATGATACGGTCATATGGCACCGTATACGTGCGTGTATAACTTAACTGGAATGAAGCATATAACTTGTCGTTCAATTCATATAGCTTGAATGTCTTGTAGTTAATTGGATGTAGTGCTATTAGATATCCTTTTTCATCATATTCAGGATAAATAAATGCATTATTATTCAAGAAATACATTGCGCTTGTCTTATATAAAAAATCGTACATAGTCATGTACGGATTAGGATGCTTTAAAACCTTTGCAATATCAGAAACATAGTCAACTGTAGTTGTACCATCTTTATTTGCAATTACAGCTCGCAATGACATCTTTGCAATGTTTCTGGCCAGTGCATCTACAGATGCACGAACTAAGTCAATATTTAGCGCTTGCCCATCAAACGAGCGATAACTCCATGCAGCAATATCGTATGGTTTAAAATCGCTATTGTATGTGGATCTAGACCGCTTAAAAATATCAAATAACCCCATCTCTTCTCCTATCCAACCAAATTCAAGTAATCATCACGATACTTTACATATATTACATATGCATTCAATAAACTAACCATGCCATCAATACGCCTATTTTGTTGTATCTTTACAGGCTGAATTGATTCAATGCTACCCTGTGCTTTAATTCCAGTGTTTGACAAACACCATTTCAGCATTGGATTGTTATCATAGTTAATCTCTTTATTTGCCAGGCGTGCACCAAGCTCCTTCATTGGTGCAGTCCAAGTGAATGGACCCTGTGCAACCTTTTCCATTACAGACTGTCCAAATTCTCCAGCCATTTCATCAGCCCAATATCCAGCTAATGCTCTATCATACCCCATCTTCCACAAATCAATTCCATACTTATCACGCATGTCTTTATACCATTGCGTAACATCGCTATAGTTGACCATATTTCCGTTACATATAGTAAGCAATCCTCTGTCAGCCCACACTTGATATGGTGCTTCTTTTGAAGATGTCTTTTCTAAGTAGTCAATTCGTGCTTGTGGCAAAAAATAATGCTGTAGAACATAGATTTTCTCATCATCTTTTTTACGGATTAATAGTGTAGCTGCAGTAAGGTCAGTAGTAGCAGATAAATCGCATCCACCGATCGCATATGTGTTAGCAACATCATCCATTGAGAACGTGTCCTCACAATCAAGTTGTTCCCAAGATAACCAAGTCTCTGAAGTTACATTCTTTAGATTAAAGTCTTTTGTAAGTACAGTTGCTTTTATCTTAGAATCCACTTTTGCTCTGCTAACCATTTCACGCAGAAATGATTTTGCTTTAATCGTTCCTAATCCTGGATTAGCCTTTGGCCACATCTTTTCATCATCCCATTCTTTGGTGCTATCAAGTTCATAAATGAGTGGCAAAAAGCGTTCATCATTAGTGTCTTTATTAATGACCTTATCAGCATATTCATAAAGATCATCATAAATACCTTCTCTGTTAAATCCTGATGTAGTGATAGTAAACAAAATCGGTTGCTTTCTGGCAGACATACCCTGTTTTACTACATCGTAGATATTACGGTCCTTAATAGAATGTAATTCATCGATAATTCCACAATGTACATTCAATCCATCCAATGTATTCGAGTCGCTTGAAAGTGGCTGAAATACTCCGAAATTAAAATCAGAATACATATCACTCTTTCGCTTAGCGATATACTTTGATAAATACGGAGATTGTCTGACCATATTCCTAGATTCATTAAATACAATTTTTGCCTGGTCTTTCTTGCTGGCAACACAATCTATTTCTGCTCCACCTTCATGGTCTCCTATCATCATGTATAAAGATATTGCTGATAGCAGAACAGATTTTCCATTTTTACGCCCCATAATCCATAGCACTTCGTTGAATCTGCGAACACCGTTCTTATCTACAAATCCAAAAATAGCTTGTATGGCAGCCTTCTGAAATAGTCTTAGTTTAATTGGTTCACCAATTGCTCCTTTAGACTGTTTGCAGAATGATTCAATAAAAAAAATCGGTCGTGATGCCCTATCTATATCAAACTTATATTTACTTCTTTTGCTTTTAACATCATTAGCCAGCCCCTGGTAAACCTTTTCAATCTTCTTACTAACTACAATCTTTTTGTTTTTGATTTCATTCCAGTATTTCAGAATGTAGTTAGTATGATCGTACTCAATCATTTAGTATTAAAGAACTCCATCATCGGATCTACAGTTGCCTTAACACTTTCTTGCTTATCATCAGGCAACAACCCAACAAGCTGTTTGATGATGTTATTGTAGTTTGAAATTAGTTTGTTATATACCTGCGATGCACTAGAAGGTTTTCTTCCAGATTGGTTTTCACCATTCTGATACTCTTCAATCCATCCATTAACACGCAAATCATCTTGCAATTCACGTAAAGATATGACCATAAAAGCCGCATTTTGCATAAGATTAGTACATAGTTCTCTCTTCTCATTTGGTATATCTTGGAAAATAACAGTAAGTCTTTTAAACTCTTCTGAAATAAGAGCTTCTTTGTCTATCTTCTTCTTTCTTGCCATATCTTTTTCCTTTCTACACGGCTATTAGACTACACCCATCAGCCGCTTTTCAGTTTCAGGTTTACAAAGGACTGCTCATCGGTCCTCTTAGTTTGCTTATTATTTACTGCTATGCCCCCTCTATATCCGCTTTAGATTTCCGTACTCATCAAAGTACAATCCATCTTCCACTTGTGGCTTGCCTAAATGTTCTTTTGTATGGCAATCGTGACATAGTGCTTCGAGGTTATCCCAGTTCAATGTGATATATGGATCGTGTATGTTCTTTGGTGATAACCATATCTTATGATGTACATGTTCAGCTGGTGTTATCTTACCTGCTTGTTCACATCTATTGCAGTATGGATGTATCGAAAGAAAAGCCTTACGACATTTAATCCACGCTGCTGACTTATAGAATACTTTACTGAACTCTCTTGCCATATAACCTCCGGTGCAGGCGAAAAGGGTAGACATCAAGATATAGATGAAAGGAGGATTAATATGCCATGAAAACTTCATGTTGAGTTAAGGTTTAGTTGATGCCTACCCATAGAAAAAGCACACATCCCCAATATGTGTGCTTCCTTCACCTACGCGCATAGTACCATACTTTTTCAAGCACAATTGTGCAAAGTTAATACTTTAACAAGATGTTCTTAATTTTTCTCTGAACTACCGAGTGGTCATACCCAAGTATATATCCTATTGTTTCGAACGACCTTCCACATTCAAATCTCTCATATAGTAACTCAATTTCTTTATCAGACAATTTTGTTAGAAAGTTTTGAATGTCACTTAGTTCCGTCTCATACATCTTGTATTGCTTTGACAGTGATTCTTCTTCATTCATTAATTCAATGATGTTACATTTATATATTCGTGTTCCTCTTTGATACTTTGCTTCTTCTTCAGAGCGAATGGATGGAGATTTTACTGATCCATTTAATTCTCTAGCAATCTCTTGTAATCTATCCCAAATATCAACGAGTCTATTCGCAGAATACTTAATACCTTTTAGTTTGCCATCAATGTATTTTAATTTATCATCATGCATCATGTTTCACCCTGCGAGCTATCTTTTTATTTGCCCACTTTAATCTTTCTTCTAGGACGAACAATTGATAAGTATTAGTCTTTGCATACTCGTTTCTTTTATGTGCTTCCCTAACTTCCTGGATTTCTTTTTCTAAATCTCCCTGTTTTCGATAGAGTAACGCCAACTCTATATCAGCTTTATTTGGTTTCATCATCTACACCTGCGATTCTCGTTGCTACCATAATGAATACTCCGAAGAACACACCACATCCAAATGATAGAATTGCAATCATAATGTTTCGTCCTCCGGAATAGTAAACACAACGGAGTTAGTCCAAAAGTTTTCATTAAGCAGGTCTAACATAACTTCTTGTGCTTTAATTCTTCTAGAAAATGTACCAAGCAGCCTGTCATTATTATCAATCGAAGCTCGTAACTCATACATAGTTTTGTTTTCTTTTTCTCTTTCTGAAACATAGAACTTTTGGATATTTGGCTTGTAGTAAATAATATCTTTATTTTGTATCTGAATTGATAACATTTTTATCTCCTTTTTAATTATTTTGTGAGTGTAACAGAATCAGGACTATGTTACTCTCATTCGATAGCCTTATTTTCTCAATAGCGCTTATCTCTATTGATTTATCTTGATTTCTTGTATTTTTGACAGTTACATAAATCGAATGTTACACTCACGCATAAATTTGTGTTGTTTTTGATACATGCAAGAATGTAGGAATCTATCCCCATTTTTCTGTGTGGTTTATCGATTCTCTCACTTCTTGAATGTCTGATGGTTCAAGCATTATATAAAGCATTGTTTCAGCTGCACTCTCATGCATTAGCAGCTTCTGCGTTGTAAGTAAGTCATGTGTTTCGTCCCAATACCAGCGACCGTATGACTTACGCAAACTGTGACAAGCCACAGGATATTCAATGCCTGCTTCTTTGGCCAATTGTTTAATTACTCTCCATGCTTGCTGGCGCGTTATAGGATATCCCTTTAAGCCTTGCCGAGATTCAAATATATATTCATTCATCTGAATGTTGTAGCGCTCTATATACTCTCTAACAGTGGCATACACGTCAGGATTCATATTGAACTGCTGGACCTTTCCTGTTTTCATTTCCTTACATGTATATTGTCCGCCAGCGATATCTCTTGGAGTTAGTTCTATTAACGTCTCAATGCGATTCCCTGTGTTAACACCAAGAATCAGTAAAATGTAGTTTCTGTACCACACACGATACTTCCAACTCTCCGGATTATGTTTATCACGATGATTCAAACAACACCGGACCATTTCATCAAAGTCACTTTTAATAAATGGCTTAACAATTTCTCTACCGTGTTTATCATCAGTTTTGCGAAGATATCCTTTGGTCCGTTGCAAACGTCTAAGCTGTCTCATCTACGTAATCAACCCCAATTTTTTCGAGTTCATCTAAGCAGTTCTGCTTTCGTTCATTTAATCTTGTTTTTATAAGCTGCATGATTTCTGCAGTCAATTCTTTATCAAGCATGATTGAATCGTCATTGTGCATTAACCACCATACTTGGTTTGGTTGATAATATTCATCAATTCTGAAGATTCTATGCTCCATATCAATGATTGTATTTACGATAATGCTTGCTTTTGATATGTCAGTTGATTTCATCATTCTTCACTCCAATCTATTGCTTGACCGCAATTATTGCAGAACTTACCATCATCTGGAATACCTACGAGTTTTGAAACATATTGCTTACATATAGGGCATCTTCCAAAATGCATCAATGGCGGTCTATCTCTATACCATGATTTAATTACATGTTTGTTCTCTACTTTCATTGGTGTATTTATGCCTGGTGTCATAATCCTAATTCCTCTAAGGTATAGTCAGCATTTGATGTCATACCTTTATACATTGTTCCTCTTTCAAATACTGGAAGTGCGCAATAGTCATCATTTCTTTTCATTATCATATTTATGTATTCAGTGTCGTCATAATCACTCTCAATTTTCTGGATATATTCAACTTCTTTTCTAAATGGACGTATAACGGAAGATAAATAAGTACTTTCTTCTTCTGTAAGGATTTTAGAAACACATTCTTCTTCTAGCCATCCAATCATCCCTTCCATCGCTTCATACGCAAACACTCCGCATGGATAGATTTGCTGATAAATTGTTTTTCCTCTGATCTTTAATTCGTAGAATAGTATCTTGCCATCTTTTGTTTTTGTAGAAATATCCATTTGTCGCAAATTATATTTTTCTTTATTAAGCATTCTTTCTTCCTCTTGTTAATACTTTCTTTTTCCAAATTTCTGCCGCTTCAAATACTTCATTTGGTGGCTTTTTATTATATTTTGCGCGAATCTGAACAA